TCAGGCCTTTGCTGCCGCTGCTGGTAGTAGAAATCGTGTGCAGGCGATACCCCTTTGCGGCCTGCTCATTGATGACTTTCTCCAATTCCGTCAGATTGCCGGAGCCGGTCCCGATGAATTTTTCTTTCAGGACGACTTGTAGCACAACGTAGTTGTAGTTATTGCCGGATGCCCTGGAAAATGTGGATTCCTCCTGAAGCGTGTCAAAAATGCCCATAATAAGTACCTCCTATTTTATACCGCTGCTGCGGTTTGTTACAACTTCCTGTATAGGCAGACGGCTTTGCCTTCGATAGAGATTTTGTCAAGCTTGGGGTCACTCACGATTTTTCTGCTTAAGAACCCTTGTTTGTTCAATAAGCGCAATGTATTCACTTTCCGTCAGCTTGGTTATATTCTGTCCTTCGGCAATCAGTTCATTTGCCTTACCGAGCTTTCTGGCAACCGCCCATTCAGGAAGGTGAGAAATGTCCCCGACAACAAGATATACGGTCTTGGTGTTTACTTTTTCCCGAAGATTCGCGCCAACATCCTTTAATAAGCCTTCAAGGTAATCCCGGTCAAGGAAAAAATCACCGGTAAAAGCGAAATTTTTATCAAAAATAGGTGACCATGCAAATTCCTTTGCGATAGCGGCCTTTTGTGATTTTTTCCGTTCGCGTTCCTGATGTGTAAATTCCTTCTCGTCTGTAGTCATTTTTCGGATACAATATTGCAACAAGCTGTTTGTGGTTTTTGCATCATCCAAAGCGCGATGAGCAGTACCTGTATCTAGGCATAGACGATTTGCAAGAGATTGCAGCTTATAAGATTTCCCGGGGATGCAGTTTCTAGCAACTTTTACCGTATCAATATAAGAAATAGATGCTATTTCGGTGTGGTCTGAAATAGCACGAGAGACAAAAGCTAAGTCGAAAGTGACATTGTGCCCAACAACAATCTGATTTTTTATTCTTGATACAACATCTGGAATTATATCCTCTAACTGCGGGGCATCGCGCAAGTCAGACTCGGAAATTCCATTTATGGCGGTAGCCTCCGAAGAAATAGGAATAGTCGGCTTTATGAGGCTTGTATATTCGTTTGTGATTTCTCCATTTTTGACTGTAATGATTCCGATTTCAACCACCTGATCTTTTTCTGGGCTGAGGCCGGTGGTTTCAGTATCAAGCACGACATAATCTGTCAACTTTTTGAGGCTTTCTATATCATCAGGGGCATTTACCAATGAAATGCGATTATTTTTGTTAGAGGTAAATGACCCCGGTGCTTTAAACTCTTTGCCGTTCTGCCCCAGTAGCTGTTGCAGACAAATCAGAACAAACCCATAAACTAAAAGCGCAACCAAAAGCGAACTAGCCAAAGAAATGAAAATGCCATGGCCTTCTACGAGATAATACGAAAATAAAATAAAAGTGACAAGAACAGCGCTCAAAAGCGAAAGAACTTTGATAGCTTTCTTTGATGAAGGGTTTTTCATTTTAAGCACCTTATTTACAACTTCCGGCACAGGCCAACGGCCTTGCCTTCGATGGTGATGGTGTTCATGTCCTCGCCGATGCGCAGGATAGTCGGAAATGTGGGGTTTTCGGCGCGCAGCTCGATATGATCATCGAAAAGAAATACGCGCTTGAGGGTGGCCTCGCCATCGATCAGGACGGCAGCGACCTCGCCGTTCTCGACCATCGGCTGGCTGTGAATGGCTACGACATCGCCGTCTTTGATTTTTGGCTCCATGCTGTCGCCCTGGCATAGCAGCGTGAAGTCGGCGTGCCAATCGCTGGGGACTTCATCGTAGGCCTCGACATTCTCCTCCGCGAGGATGGGTGTGCCGCAGGCGATCTGCCCCACACGCGGGATGCGGTCCCGCTTCGGCAGCGGCTGGAACCCGGCGGGGATGGGGGGCTTGCTGTCTGGTTCCCAGCCCATGAGGTATGCGGGCGAAGAATTAAGCGCCCGAGCTATTTTTTTCAGTATGTCGGCGGGAACTTTTTCAATATCGCCTTTTTCGTATCTGTAAATTGTTGCCGGTGAAAGGTTTACTTTTTCGGCAAGTTGTTCAGCTGACATGCTCAACTTTTTGCGCTGAAGTTTTATGCGTTCGCCTGTAGTCATGATGCGCCTCCTATGACATAAGAATACACTAATACTTGCACTTTTGCAAGTAAATAATTCAAAAAATCTTGCAAAAGTGCAATAAAATGCTTGACTTGCGTTATTGCGAGTGTTATTATAATGTCAACCCGCATAAATGCGAGTTCGGAGGTGAGATTTTAGATGGCAGATAAGATGCAGATGTTAAAACAGAAAATCAGTGCCGCAAATTTGACTGTGGATGAACTCGCAGTTCAGATTGGTATGAACCCTAGCACATTTTACCGGAAGACAAAAAGTGGCGTGGACGCATTCACTGTTGGTGAGATGCACAACCTTGTGGACGCCTTAAAGCTGACTGGCAAGGAAGCAAAGGATATTTTTTTGGGCTAGTTCTCGCATTAATGCGAGAAAACATCGTGTGTCCACCTTGGACACGCCAACAAGGAGGTGAACGCTATGCTGCAAGATGAACAGCGTGAGCAGGACAGTCTGCTTGCGTGGTTTGGCGATGGCCTGTACGATAAACCGTCACCAGCTCCGAAAAAAGACGCTCCGCACAGCTGCGGACTACTTGCCCACGTCTTTCTTCACGTCGGGGAGACGCTGATCGCCATATCGCTTTATGAGTTCCTGCTGCGCTTTCTGCCGGAAATCATTCAGGCAGTTGCCGCATTGCTGTGAGGGATGGGCTGTAATCATCACCAGCTTTTCAAGCTCTTGAATGCTTTTGTCTATATCGCTGTCAGGCGTACATAAAAGCTGCGCCGATGCTATTGATGCCAACAAAGCAAAGCGGTATTCCTGCGGGTCTTCAACCCAGCGCGCATAGGTGGACAACACCAGCGAGCAGGCACTGTGCAATTCTATATGCCGCTGCTGCTCTACCGCTGTTTTGCGTGCCATGTAAGCACCGACAAAGACGCCGATGACACCGAGGGTGCCGCTGACCGCAGTAAGAAGCAATGATAACCAATCCATTTTTATACACGTCCTTTCTGCCGTGATTATAGCACAGCGGGGATACAAGCTACAAGGAGGTAAGTATGGCACGCGAAAAGCAAGGCTACCGTGATGCGCTGGAGCGCATCCGGCATGAGGCTGCGGGCGAGCTGGTGACAGTGCCCGAGGCCGCACACATCGTTTACGGCACAGACCCCTACGCCGCGCGCAAGGTCTGCCGCAACTTTGAGGGCTGGATCGGGGCCGGGCGCGACAAGCGCATCCCGGCCACCGCGCTGGCAAGACAGATCTGCTGATGACAACGGATGATCTGGCCTGGGTGCAATCCAGGCTTAGGAACTGCACCAACGCCCGCCGCCAGCTGAGAATCTGCGCCGAGTGCCTGTGTGTGGATGAGGGCACCCTGCTGGAAAGTCTGGGCTATACAAGCCTTGACACATTCCGCGCGGCGCACCCTCAAAACAGGCGGCCCGTCGGCCCGTCTGTTGAGCGCATCTGCAACCCTGTGCCGCCGGAGGCGATGCTGGAAAGCATCCTGTACTACTACAGCGGCGCGCCGATCAGCAGCGTGTGCAGGATGATGGGCTACACTCAGACCGTGACGCCGGAGGCAATCCGACATAGAGTGTGCAGCTGGAAAAAGAAACACCCGGCGCTTGCCGCCGGTATGCCGCGCAAGCGGCCAAAACCGAAAAAGGAGACCAAGCCCATGAAAATGACCTATGATGAGGCGGGGCTGCCCGCCTACGCCTACGCCAAAAGCCCCTACACCGGTGCCGTGGTTCGTATCGTGCGCGGGGAGCGTGCCCTGTTTGGCATGAACAGCCAGACATGTATAGACGAACTGAACACCGCTGTTGGTGTTAGCCGTGCCCAAGCCGCCGCTATGTACAATGGCGCGATGTGCGGTTGGGGTACACCCTACTCAGATCCTAGCAATTATAATGAGGCCGGTGTCTACATCGGCCCGGAAATGGAGGATAAACATGGAGAAGAATGAGACCCCCAAAAACCTCGCCCTGCTGACAGCTGACGAGGTCACGCTCAGCATCCTGGAGGTGGACGCCGAGGGCGTGCGCATCAAGCTGTGGCCGGATGTCAACGCCGTGCGCGCCCATCTGGAGGAGTGCTGTGAGCGTATGCCCGGCGGGCTGGCGGGCTACAGTGTGCGGCACTACGTTTGTGGGCGGTATCTGTACTGCGCCGTGGCCCTGGCCGACATCACAAAGGACGCCCCCTGCCCCACCACCTACCGCGTGAGCAGCGACGCGCCCACCAACGAGGCAGACGGCAGCTTTTTGGCCGCTGCTGCCGCCTGGAGCATCGGCGCG